GATTTTCCACTTTCTTGACCCAATAAGTCACTAATTTGTTTAGTTAATGTATCACCTTGAATTTGGTTAGTAGTCTGGGTAGCTTTCAAAGCGTCCTGCATTTGTTGAATGTACGAATTTACGCCAGAAACAGCAGAATTTACAGCTATTTTAGTATCAGTTGGAGTACCCGTACTTCCTCCAGAGATTGTGACGTCGTTTTTCTGACTCAAAGACTCTGGTGTAATAGTAGAGTTATCTTTCGGGTATAACGAAACACCAGGGACATATTCACCAGGTTTTACATACACTGTAGCGTAATTGTTATTAGTATCATACGCTTTTAGGGTATGGGTAGCGTCTGGTGCAGACGTAAAGTTTCCTTGTGGTACTGAAGAACTTGGAGGGGGAGTTACATTTAATGTTCCTCCCGTAGTAATCGTATCACCTAATTGATACTGATTTGCACCTTTAGTTGGAGTGAAAGGTTTAGGAGAGGTAATCCAGCTATAATTTCCTGTCCCACCTGCTTTTTGAGTTGTAAACTGGTTAATGTCAGAATAGTAATTCTGATCGGGAGTTATTGAACCACTTACCAATCCATATTTCATAGCCGTATCAATCGTACTTCCCGAAAAAGTACTGTTCTGTGCACCGCCACTCAATACTTCTTGTTGGTTAGCCTTATCAACGTTCGTTTTCAACGTATTGATAGCATTCTGGTATTGGTCAGCAAACTTAACATCACCGCTAATTTGCCATCCAGACGCACGAAAATAATCGTTAAGTTTTGCACGTATAGTAGGGTCACTCTGATATTGTTCAAATGTTGGCACTGATGTTAATGATAACGGCATATTTAGAAATTCCGTGACTTAATTTTTTCGATAAGGTCATAGACAACCTTTTTTAGTTCTTCAAACTCATCCCTACTCACAGTCTTACTCGTTTTCTCTTCTAATTTATCTTGTATTATATCAAAATCTGACATAGTTAGGTATTGAGGATTAAAAGTTCAGTAGTTGAGGTGGATAATCCTATCTTTTTACTGTTTGTTCCAGCAGAGGTTGCAATCGCACCTCGTGTATCTGATTGATAATATGGAGTATCAGTTGTCAAGCCTGAGGTGACATAGTTGTTTGAAATCTGAATAGGAGCACTATTACCTGCGGTAGTGGTAGTAAAACAAAATCCGAGCCATCGATTTGTTGCGTTAGAGGTAGTTGCAGAGGCTTTGTATACTTTACCACTTGCGAGTGTAATCGTTACATAAGGAAAATTTGTGGCATCTTCACGAGAAGAAACAGCAAGTGTGCTGGAAGCATTATCAGTTTGAATAACAAAACCATAGTTATTGTGCGTTCCATTCTGCCAGTTTTGCACTTGTGTTGTAATATCAATCGTTTTAACACCTGTTGAATTTACCCCTGCAAGAGTAGCAAATGTTGAACCATTAAGTGCTGGTTTATTGTTGTGTGTAATTGTTCCTTCTACCCAGCTCGCACCAGTCACTCGGTATAAAGATAATCCGTGTGTTCCTCCACCGACACTTGTTACATTAAATGAAAGCACTGCACTAGTTATATTTGTACTTGGTGGAAGATTAGACGTATCAAATTGAAACCACATTTCAATATCTGCTGGTGAACCACTATTTCCTGCATAAAGAGGGTTTGCAGAGCCATAATTAGTAGTAGCAAATGCAGAAGAAGTATAACTATCTTGACTCATCAATGCTTTATAATCCCCTCCTATCTGTACACTATTTCCAGCAGTAAGATTCTCACCAGCAGTTAAGAATGTTAGAGCTTGTATATTTCCTGCTATCCGCAAGCCGTTGGTTGGGTCATATTTGAAATATTTTGAAGTTTCACCGATAGCGATACCATATTCATCACTCGAATAGCTTAAAAACCCGTTTAAATTACCTAGACGGCAGTATTCAGTATATGCGTTATACGCAACACCTGTACGTTTAAAAACCGAGTAATAAGGTGCATTAGTCCCCTCACCAATAAGACGAAGCCACCCTCCTGAATATGTAGAAACACCATCAGAAGAACCTATTTTGACTACAGTTGTACCTGTTTGCCAAATAGGATTTGAGTTTGCAGAATACGCAGAGGCAAGGTCACGAGTTACTGAATATGTTGGTGCAGAAGCAGCACTAGTAACACGCAAATATTCAGTCTGGATACCAGACGCTGTTGTCGCTTGAATTAAAAGCATATCATTAGCGGCAAAAGTCGTATTCCCTTTGATAGTCATTGTTGAGCTATCTGCGGCAGTCATATCTGATGCTAGAGTATCGGTGTTAGCAACTAAAAGCTGACCACCAACTGCTGATACCACATTATACTGGAATGTAACTCCTTTTAATGTTCCACGTGCAACAAGATTTTCAGCCTCAATCAATGAAGGCTCAACAGTAAACCCTGATACACCTGCAACGTAATTTGAGCTTCGTAGGCGTTGATTTGCCCCGTCTAGGGTAATATATGGGTTTGAGGTACTCCCAAGCCGTATAAGCGAATTTGCACTGTCTAGTAAAATGTTAGCAGTCGCCTCAACCGAACCAGAAGCGATTGTATTAGTAAAAATATACCAGTTAGCAATACGCCCTCCGTTGGTCAAAATCATCACACCTTTAATATTTCCATTACTATCCAAAAGCCAGCCAGCGACATCAGCGACATAATTAGAAGACTGCATCGTTCCTCCATACATCATCGTGCCATTCCCAGAAGGTATTACGTTAGTATCCGAAGGGGCAGTCGGGGTTGAATTTGGCACTATGTCTGTAGGGCTAGAATTGGCGTCTATGACGCTTTGTTCGAGCGGATAGTAATTATACTCAAGTTCCATACTATCGAAGCGTTACAGACTTAAATTGAGGCGTAGTAGTAGAAGTACCCAAGATACCAACTCGAACCTGTACAAACTCACATTCTGGGATATTTGCACGTGTAGTATAGGATAACTTTGCACCTATCGTTGAGTATGTATATGAACCTATCGTGGTAAAACTATCATTGAGGTTATTTCGGTAACTTAATTGTATACCTTCACCTGTAGCAAGAGGTTTAGCGAATTGAAATTCAATTTGTGCAAATGTACGTTTGTTGAGTGGTGTACCTACTTTAAATAATGGAGTATCAAAGTACCCTGAATAATTAGTGCTGTACGCATACGACGTAGCGCTAGTTAGGTCAATTCCATAGGTTGAGCCATTATATTGTGAAGCAAAAAGCAAAGTATCACGAGTAATCGGAATAAGAGCGGAGATTTTAACTGAAGCAACAGAACCATCAGTGAGCGAGCTGTTAAGATGTTCGAGGTTTAAGATATTACCCTTCCCTGTTTGTTCTAGCGAGTAAACCCCTTGTCCACCAATAGCAGTAGAGCCTCCATTCCCTGTACCAAAGAATACTTTGTTTTTATACGAGCAGATTGCAGAAGGATAAAACTCTAAATACTTTCCCCCAGAAAGGTCAGTGGGTATTTGTCCAATAATATACGTATTGACTCCATCAGTCTTTCTGACTGTTCCGTTGATACCAGCTAGAACGATAACAGAGTTACCAATATTTTTCATTGCGTGTACTCCATAATCATCAATGATAATTGGCTGTCCATAGGTTGAAGCATTACCGTCCCATACGAATATAGTTGCGTCGCGAATATCATAGATGTTAGTTCCCTGCCATGTACCTATAAATAGATTATTCCCAAGTTCTTCAAGACATTTAACTCTATATCCAGTAGGGATAGTACCCAAAGCTCTATATGACCAATTAAATGTAGCTGAATTACCAGGTGCAAAAGTTGTACCATTGGCTTCTTCCAAAGTGAAAATATACTTCCCTGCTCCTCCATATAGTTTAGTATCTAATTTAGAGGTAATCATTGGGTGCCACAAAACATCAGAGTCTATTGTCTTCCATCCAAGTGTCCAGTTTCCAGATGTGATACCTGATGACGTTCCATCTCCACATACATCAAGGTTTGTATCACGTGCAACAAAGAGATAGTTTTTCCAAATAGCAAGGCCATTTCCGTGAGCATTTGTTGATGATGTACCTGTTAAAACAGCCCACGTAGCACCTGTATCAGAAGACTTATACACAGTACCAGCATTATCTATCGCATAGATTTGAGTTGGGTCAATAGGATGTCTTACTGTCCACGTAATAAACGCTGTTACCGTAGTTGATGACTTCTTTGAGGCTATAGTATTCAATCTCGCTACTCCTGGAATAGAGAAAATATCCAAATTACGCACATCAGCGTTGCCAACGTGCGGACTTTGTGCGATACCTACTCGTGGGGCTTCTATTATGATTGAGTCATCTTTCATATTAGCGATTATCCTCGTATCTCACAGACAATCGAGGAGTTATATCTTTAGATTTTAGAGTGTAGTCAGCGAGTATCTTCTGTTCGGCCAAGAGTACATCAGTTGGAAGTGTACCAAGAAGATTAAGGTTACTATCATTCAATCGTAGTTTAGAGGTATAGGTTACGAGATGTTCGTGATGTGTTTCTTGAAATCCTGGACTACCATTGAGCTTAATAAAGTAGTTATTTGACCCTGTACTTGAGGTGTTTACCGCAGAGCCACCTGACGTAAGACTAAACTCAAACTGGTCAGCAGTAAGCCCAGTTGAAATCACATAATAGACTGTATCTGCAGTTATACCAGTATTTAATGTTCCTTGTGTTTCAAACATAATCGTATCTCCCGTCGTAAGTCCGTGTGCAGTAGCAGAAACAATCGCAGGAGAAGCGTTTGAGATAGAACACGATACAAAATTAAACTTCGATGCAGGTCGATTGAAGTACACTTTTAGAGCAGAGCTTAAACTGTAGTTAGGGAAGGGGCGAAGATAGATAAAATCACCGTATTTGCAGTAGTGGGTAGGTGTACCACTGTTATTAGTTGAAGAAAGATAGAGTTGTTGGAATGTTTGACCATTGGTATACCCTAAATTACCTGATTGAGCACCAATTAGCGGAGTACCAAGCGTGTCAAACGTCTCGGCAATAAGTGGTTGACCAATTCCTGCACTGTTTAATACCTCTAATTTGACCAAATTGACAATTTTCTCGGTAAAAGCACTCAATTTATATCTATTAGTACCTGAAACTAGATTTTGAGTATCAATCGGAGGACTTGTTTGATTGCTGTCATCAAATTCCCAGCCTAATGAAGCCTTAAAAGCATTAGTAAAGTACCAGTCGAGTGCCCCGTTAATGTCAGACACAATCTCCTTAAGAGGATACGAGATTATATCCGAACTGGTACGCTTCCAGATACGTTGTACCAGACCTAAATTTTGTGCATCGTATAGTTTCATAAATTATTATTAGAATTAAAGGGGTATAAACCCCCTTAATCTCACAACAATTAGCGAGTTTTGTTGACACGTACTGTTCCTTTTCCATCGAATGTGTTGAGTGCGTTGGTAAATCCTGCTGCGACAGAAGGGTCTACCATACATACAAAGTAAGGACGAGCTGCATCGACAATAGTCTTTGCAACTGTACCTCCACTTACAATACCAAATGCGTTATTGTTCTCAATCAATCCGATTGAACTGGTAGATACTCGAACACCAGCGGTACTAGATACCAAGTTATACGTATTCATATTTGCAAGTACACCACCAGCTGTTGCGGATGGTCCACAATAAATGAAATACGAAGTGGTAGCTGCACCAGTAATCTGGAGACGAGTCAAGTCAACTGTAGCAGTTGCTGAAGTCCATCCTTGACCTGCACCATCAGTATAGATGACAACATCATTTACTGAACTTGTTACACGTAAGAAAGGACTAGGAATTGACAAGATGGTTGTTGAGGCATCAATAAATGTTTGATTTTCAACATCAGTACAGTTGTCATTCTGGCATAACCGACTAGGGAGATAAGACGGGTCAACAAGTGCACCTAGATTAGGCAAACCTTGTGAATCTGAAGCTGTTGGGGCTTCATTGAAATTAACGACACTTCCTGACTCTGCTACTACTTTTGCTGGCTGTTCAGACTGGTAGGCTTTCCCAAATCTGAATCCAGCGAATATACCAAGTGCAACAATGAGAGCAAGAGCTGCGATAAACTTCAATCTTGTTATGTTAATCATGTTAGATGAAGTTATGATGAATTATTTTTTACCTTTGGATTCTTTTACTACTTCTTTAGTTTCCTCGGTAGGTTTTCCACCAATTTTAATTCGGTACTTCTCAAATTCACCCTTTGCAAGTTTTTCAGCGTACTTTGCAGGATTCTGCAACTTATATGCTTCAAGCAACGCATCAAACTCTTTTGGGTCTTGAACTGATGGTACTTCTTCAGTTATTTTGATACTCATAAATGTAATTATATTGGGGGGAAAAGGACGTTTCGCCCTAATCGGTGGGAAAAAGGCTACTAAGCCCTGTTCCCCCCAATATCGTTATTAAGCAAGAGTAATATCGATTGTAAGCGATGCTTTCTGTGCCCATACCTTCATACCAGCGTATGAAGCAAGAGCCAATTCAACACCAGTCTTACCAGTTACTTCTTTTTCCATCCATTGCATCTCTCCAAGAGGTTGCAAGAGAGTAGCAAGACCTTTCACACCAGCTACACGATGTCCAGAGTTGGTATAGGTTGAAGTTCCAAGGGTAGCACTTACAAATGTAGATGCACCACATACATACCAATCGAAGTCAGCCCAGTGGTTCAAGAAACCATTGTTGAGTGCTCGGTCAGCAGTAGCGAAACCACTTGAGAACATAGCCTGAAGTACACCTGGCAAGTCTGTAGGTTCAATTACGATATATTTACTTGAGTAGTTAGCAGCAAAACCAACACATTTACTTGCGAGGTTTGCAGCGATTGCTAACACATTTGCAGGTGTAGTAAATCCACCTGCTGGAGTGGTATAAGCTCCAGTTCCTTTGTCACATAATTCATTCAATGCCCATTTGTCAACTGCATAAGCGAGCTGACCCATAGCATCCTTCATACGTGCTCCACGAACATCAGCAACAGAAGCTACCTTTTCAAATTGATATACATGTTCAGACCAAACAAATTCTTCAGTTACTGTGAGCGTGTCAGCAGTTACTGAGAATGTACCGACTGAATATGTACCAACGATAGATGAGTTCTGGGTGATTGTTCCAGCTGAACCGTAAGGGTTCTCGATATATTTAACGTTGTCTGTGCGATAGTCTACCAAAGGCTTGATAATAGCAGCCTTGAATAGATACTCCTGAAAGAGATTTGGCATCCACAGCTTGCGATACGCTGTAGCTTCCGTAAAGTTAAGTGTCATAATAATTCTATATAAATAATCCCCCACCGATTATGTTATATAGAATGTCCCACCGCCATCCTATTTCTTACCGAATACTTCGTCAATCATTGCTTTTGCTGCATCTCGCATCTCATCTTGTTTAAGTCCGTAACTATCTACTCGCTTAATTACATCTGTCTTTGCTTCTTTTGAATTAGAGCGGAAGTTCGTACCCTTTGATTGAGTTGCTTCTGCAGTTTTGCGTTCTTCCTCTCTCACTTTGAGGAAAGATTTGATATACGGGTCTTTTACTGCCTGTGAGTATGTCATTCCTTTGGCTTCCGCAATAGCGATAACCTCATCAATGTCATCCTCGTGAAGTGAGTTGAGTGCCCGAGACTCAAGTATTTGCTCCTTTCTCGATATTTCTTCTTTTTTAGGAGTAGAAGTCTCCGTTTTGGGTAGTTTAGCTGCACCCTCAGCTTTTTTAGCTCGGATTTCTTGGTTTCTAGCAATCTCTTCTGCTTTCTTTGCCTTTTCAAGTGCAGAGTTATATTCGATGTTAATTAGCTCATTGCGTTTTGCAACGATAGCTTCTTCACGCTCTACTTCCTCCATACTTTCAAGGGATGCTTGAAACTCGGTATCTGAGTCTAGTTTTTGTTGGATTAAGGCTTCCAACGTGCCTGCTTCGTGTTCCATAGAATACTTATTTAAGGTCGGATAAGCTCCGACCAATTATTATTTAGATGAGTTCTTTTCTGCAATTTCTTTCTTTTCTTCTTCTGTTTTTTCTTTAGGTGGATTAGCGAAATACTGAAATTCAAATATGCGTCCGTCAATGTAGTCTTTGATACTCTTATACGCCAGCATATTGATATGTCGCTGCTCATCTTGATCCGTTCCAAGCTTACCTTTCATTACTTTTAACTGAATTTCCCCAAGTTCAAAGTTACCATTTACTAACTGATTAAACTGTTGTGTCAAATAATCTAAACGCAAATCATTTGCATCCATTAAGATACAGGCAAGCTGTGGAGGAACTTGTGTTAGTGAGTTGAGTAAAGGGTCATGAGTATAGTCTACTTGCTGACCAAGTGGAACTTCACGCTCAATGTCTGGTAACATCACTTTCTTTATGATAACAAGCTGTTCAGGCGAGAATGAAAGGAGTGCTTTTTCAGCATCAGTTCCTATTTGCCAAAAATGATTGCGGAGTGCAAAGAGAACCTTCTCATCTTCAAATGTTCGCTTGATAAGCGATTTTTCTGCTTCTGAATAACGAATTTGTTGTCCTTTATCCATAGTTATTGATTAGTAGGCATACCTGCCATTATTGGTTGTTGAGGTTGCATTTGAGGTTGAGGCATCTGTTGTGTAGTCTGGAACTCTAACGGCGAAACAGTGCCACTCAAATCAAGTGTCTTTCCCACGAGCATCTTGATATTTGGGTCTTGCATAGCACCAGGATTTGATGCAAGGATTTGAATTACAGTAGATAATGTAGCCATTGCACCTTGAATATCCTTTGCTTCACCAGTTACATCAATATCTAAATTCCATTCAAGGTCTTCAAACATCTTCTTCCATGTTTTTTTCTTAATATCAGAAGGGGCAAAAAAGCGTTCATTTCCAAACAACTCACCTTTCACTGCCTGTTCAATCGTAGTTCTATCTCCAGCCTCTTGTGTAGGGTCATACATCTGTCCTGACAGAATAGTATCAATCTTTTTCTGATTAAGGCGTTTTGTGACTTCAGCAGGAATGTACATTGCGTCAATCTGCTTTATCATGTGGTCTTCTAATTTCGCAGAAAGGACATCAGAATTTTCTAATTGCTTTTTAACGTATGGGATAACAAAGTCTGTCATCATTTTGATAAGATACAGTCCTTTTGTTTCAGTCATCAGCTCAAAGAGTGAGTGGCTTTCTTGTAATAGAGCTTGTACTTGTCTCCACGCTGTACCAGAAGGTGCGTTCTGTCCGAGCATTGATTCAGAGATATTGTTTATCTGGTTAGCGATGTTCTGCCAGTCTGCTTTGAACGCCTGTACTGCACCAATATCTGGCTTGTTGTTGAGCATCGTAATAGGCTCATTTACTTTGTGCTTCAATATCTGTCCATTCTCAATATCTGTAGTTACGTTTTTACCGGCAATACTTTCATCAGAACTTTGGAATACAATCTTAAGCGCAAGGTCAAGTTGGTCTTTCATTTGCTTTTCAGAATAATTGACCATTGTCTGTGCCTCAAAAAGGTTTGCCACAGCACCACCAGAATATGTCTGACCATCTTTCTTCAACAGGTGAGTAATCATGTGCGGACTTTTTCTCATTCGTCCTCGATAGAGGGTATAGTCATCATACTTCTTGTCACTGCTTGATTTTGCAAAACAAACAACGTGCATTTGCTGTACGTATGTTTCACTGTCATTTTCATCATCGGTTATCAATTCAAGAGGAAGCTCACCATGCACCTCGTACACAAGGATATAATCGTCCTTGTTGTCTTTGGTAGTGCCATCAATAGTCTTTCGTGTAGTAGTTGACTCAATAATTTCATCAACATAATCCTGATTGTACAGTTTGTTACGTTTCATCTGTGCAGGGGTCAACCAGACTTTCTTGATTAACAAGTTATTTTCAAAGTCGATAGGGTCAATGATGATGGTGTTCCAATCAAGTACCGAAGGGATAAGTTCACCACCTTTTTCAATAAACTCAACTACCGAAGAACCGTGACGTGCAAGACTTAATCCCCAGTCATTCAAGAATTGACCGAAGTTTTGTTTCTTCATCCATTCTTGCTGGTAGATAGTAGCTAAAAAAGCCTGTATGCGTTGCTTTTCGTCTCCAGGGCGTACTTTAATGTCTTTGCGGTCAATATCTGTCGCACGATACCATACGTTAACTGCGGCGATTACAATGTTAAAGAACGGCTTATCACGACCGAGATAGTCTTTTTCACCGCTCATGTGTTTTGAGTTGATGTATGCTTCGGTACGGTCGATGTTCTCACGCATGTTAACCTTAACAAACTTGGAAAGTGTTACGTTACCAATCTTGTCATTCTCCTCCATCTCTCGAACTATCTCGCAGATAGTTTTATCCATACTAGCGATAGGTTGTTATGAAGTTACCATTGAAGTTAGAAGGAACAGTGATACGAAGTCCTTGCGTCAATCCAACATCAAATACATAGGTTCCTGCAGTTGCAGAAGCAGGGAACACTGCAATCGTGGTTGTAGGGGTAGAAGTTACACTATCAGCGTCATATACCGTAAATCCTCCTGCTGCAGAAGAACTTACAATCGTGATTGAGCCGAGTGTCCCCACTCTTTCAAAGATATTATTAAGACCAGCTGCAGTACCAGCTTGTGTTGAGGTTGCATGGTACTCACTAGCTCGAGTTACACTTCCGACATTCTTTTGAGTTCCGAGCCACGTACCAGCCCAGAAACTCAATCCACCGACTACTAACACCGACACGATAAATTTCCACATACTACTTGTTACTATAATTGTTAAAGTTAACCCTATTAATTTGAAATTGTTGTTCCTGTTGCTCACGTGCTCTCACATTCTCACTCGCTCCATTGAACCCATAACGTATTGCGTCCATTGAATTTGACCATTCGTGATTTGAATCATCAGGAACATTGAGTATTTTACCATCTTTATCTGTTAAGAACAAATAATTTCGATATGCTTTGATGGTGTTGACACTCCGTTGTGTGATTGAGATACGTTGAGCTTGAACGAACTGGATACCTTGATACACACTTCCTTGACCTTTTTGTGCTCCTAGAATGTTCACACCATAACTTCTAATTTCGTCAATACTCTTAGGCTCTGCACTATCAGCGATTGTTAGAACGTCTTGTTCTTGTGCTGTCAAGAGGTCAGCGATTGCTTTGTTACTCATTCCTCGTTTGTAGCACACTTCATCAATGATATACCCACCATTGTATTCATAAATGTCAACAATAGCAGTCGGGTCATTGGTATATCCAAAGTCTAGTCCTCGTCTCCATAACCGAGCCTCGTGCGGTATTTCTTCAATAATAGCCCAGTCCTTATAAATCTTACCTTCTACTTCACCTAGCTGTCCTTCACCATATACTTTCCACCAGCTTCTATTCCCTTTTCTGCTTTCAATAAATTCTCGTACAGTTTGTGGCAATCCTTCATTATCCAAATAGGTCAAGGTGATGAAATCGTGATCCATTTTTCCTTTAATCTCGGTGTAGTACCAAAACTCCACAGTAGGATTCCAATCAATCCATATATCCCCAGAAGTACGCTGGATAAGCTGTAAGACTATATCCCAGGGAAGGTGTTGACCTTCATTGATAAACAAAATGTCACGACGTGGCCCGTGTGCTTTTCCTATGTTATCTACTGAAATGAACTGTATCTGGCTTCCTGTCTCGAAGGTGTATATGTGCTTAGTAGCGTTCCAGTTAGCGTCCTTCCAATAATTACGTCCTATCAATATCTTTTTGAAATCTGCAATAGCACCTCCTTCAAGATGCGGAAAACTTTCACTCATCACATCAATCTTCAATCCTTTGTTACTCTGTGCTTTGTCAATCAAAATCATCAGAATTGAGAATGTTTTGGAGGCGCTCGTTCCACCACAAACACATTTAATTCTTTTCTTCAGTGAGAGTAGTTTCTGTAATGCTGTTGTTACTATCATTTGACTTACCATTAAGAAGTGGAGCTGGGAAAAGTTTATCACCATCAGCACCAGTATGTTCATTAAGGCGAGGGAGTAGAGTGTTAGCCATCTTCATCAACAATTCCTTTCGGGCAAGTGGGTCATCACCATCTAAAATACGCTCTGCTTCCTGTAAGAGTTTCCATCTAACTTTCTCAGCGAGTTTTCTTGATGCGTAACTTGGAGCAGCCATACGAAATTAAAATCTATTTTTTGCTTAATTAAGCTTTTTTCATTCTTAAAATTTTTTGCCCTTTAACCACTTCAACATTGAAATTCATGATTGGTCTTGGATTATCCAATTCAATAATATAATGTGAACCACACAAGTTAAAAATTCCAACTGAATAAGTCATAAGAATATCAGGAGAAATTTCTAAAGTACCTTTATTATTTTTAGCTCTAAAAGATGCAAATTTCCGTAAAATTGAATTAAAATCCATACTACTTTTTTTTCTTACTCTTTCCTGCTGCGCTGAGAGCAATGGCTAAAATCTGTTTTCGACTTCTAGGTTTTCCATTCGCACCACGGGCTTTACCTTTCTTCTTATTGTCTTTATATAATTCTTTGATGTTCTTAGAAACATTTTTTCCGAGGGGCATACTTATGAAGTTATTGAATAGTGGGGGATTACCCCCATAGCTTGAGTGGGTAAGATAGAGACACAACGAGGGATAAATTAACCTCACTCTATCTACTCCAGTCTATAAGCCGTGATAAGCCACCATTAATCAGCAACCTTTTTTCTTTCC